ATATTGAATTGAGGTAATCGATTTTAATTTACTTTTTCTAATCTCAATTCCATGGCAATCAGGAAAGCAATCTAGAAATGTTTTATATTCTTTTTCAACGAAATCACGCCCTGTTATTTTTTCTCCAATTTGACGAGAAACTTTAATAAAGGGAGTTAGAATACTATCGTAATCACTGCCATCAATTTTTAAAAAAGTTTTAATCTCGGCTAATGTGATTACTTCGGTTGTTGCATCCGTTGATAAAATGTAATTTATTGGCGATACTGTCATTTTTTATGGATTGCAAACTATTTTTAAAGTTCTTTCCGCACCTTCTGCTGAGTTAGAAACTAATCTTATAAAATTAAAAGGATTATCGTAATTGCTTTCAATTTCAATAAATTTGTTAGCACTTATTTTAATTTCTTTTGCAGTTCCTGAGCTTGAGCCATATAATTGATAGAAATTAGTTCCATCAATTGAACCTTCTATAGTTAATTTAGTGCCAGTTATGCTAGCGGGAATTAAAACCCCGATTAAATGAGTTCCACCTAATTCGTAAGAGGTAGAAGCTGTTCCTTCATTTGCAATAACAACTTCCGCAAATTCTCTTGTATTTTGAAATTTACTTGGCATTTCTAGTTCCTCTTTTTGGTTTAAATTCTTTGTTTTCTAAATTATCAATGGCTTTATTTTCTAAGCCATCTAGAGCTTTTTCTTCATTAACTTCTTCATCATTTTCTAAATTATCAATGGCTTTTTCTCCCCAACCTTCTTTAATAAAAACTTCGGCTAAGTCTTGGTAAATGTCATAAATTTCGCCTTCTAAATATTCAAATATTTCAATTCCTGATTCGTTTTTTGAGGCTTTAGTGGTTTTTAATACTTTTACTAGCATGATATAATTTTTTAGTTAAAAAAAGAGGGGTTTTTATGCCCCTCTAATTAATTTATGCAACTGGTGCTGATTTTGGGTCTCCAAGAATAACTGAACCACCAGCTGTTAAGCCAGAGGTAATAACAGTTGAAACCAAAGATAATTTTACATATCTTTTAGTTCCAATGTATCCAATTCTTGAACGAGAATGAGCGGTTGAAAGAGCGGAATCCGCTTCTAATCCAACTAAATCATCATCGCTTACTGAACCACTATAAGAACCTGAAGTATCAGTTTCTTGAATAAGTGGAGTTACTGTTCCGTCGGTTCTTGCACCAGTAATAACTTCGAATGTTACTGATTCATAACCTTGGGTATCAATTTCAACTCCAGCAGTTGTTCCATTAGTTGTAATTGATGCAATATTTAAAGCGTTTTGCACTTTAATATTTGTTTTTAGGTCTCTACTAGCCATATTGTTTTCTCCTTTGAATTATAATTATGCTGAAATTTTAAGTTTTCTTAAACCTTCGGTTAAAACAACTTGTCCACCAGTTCTTTTATAAACGATGAAGCGTCTTTTACCTTTTGTTGCTTGGGTGTATGGATCTTCAATTAATTCAAAGTTCACATTATCAACAATGTAATAACATTTACGATAATCACCAAGAAGGATTGGGAATGTTCCAGCAGATACATCTGGCATATCATTAGCCAAAACATAAGGTAAACCTGCCACAGTATTTGGAACATCACGAGTTCCTAAGCTTGGAACAAATAGATATTGACCGTAAGTGTCTTTTAATGTTCTAATATGAGCATTTAAAGTTTTGCGGTTAAGCATCCAAGTTAGATTATATCCTGTTGGAATTTCACCTTGAATAGTGTATAATGAATCACCAGTAAGAGCTGAAGCACTACCGCTATTAGTTTCGCCAATTCCTGAAGCTGACAATAAACCAAATGGTTTATTTACTCCGTTTCCAGAAATGAAAGCTGAACCTTCAAGTTTAGCCATATCTTCGGCAATGTCGCTAGTAATTTCACTTCTCATGTTAAAAGCTGAATCATTCAATAGTTCAAAAGAAATATCAGTGTAAACCATGATTTTTTCGGCTTTGATAGTTTCTTCGCCATAAGCTGAATTAGATTGACTTGCAGTTTGACCTTCGCCAACCCATCCACCAGAAACTAAACCAGTTCTTTTTGGGAATTGAATTTCTTTTCTATTAGTAGAAATTACACGAGATACAGAACGAACTGGAGAAACTTCGGTAATTTTCTTGATAATTTCATTAGCATATTCAGCTGGAGCTAAATAACCACCTTGAATATTATCATCTTGACGAAGATATTTTAACTCTTCTGTGTTATTCATTTTCAAAATTCCTTTAATTAAAAGATTTTCAAATGATTTCAACTCTTGAGATTTAGCTTGTTTTTCTTCTCCACCAATTCCTCTTTTAAGGTCGGCTTCAATTGAATTAAGTCTATTTTCCAATTCTTCAGCTTTGTTAGCTTTTTCTTGGATATCTTTAAATTTAGCTTGGTTTTTAGTTTCTTGGACATCAAGGAAAGAATTAATCTTTACTTCCATCTCTTTAGAAACACCAGCACGAAGAGCGTTTAACGCTTCCATGTGTTCTTGTTGAAATTTATCTGACATAAAATGTTATTTTAAATTGTTTGTAAAATTATTTAAATTTGTAATGATTTGTTGTTTTATATCAGCCTCTCGCTGATTTTTTTCCCCAACTTCTCGTTGCGTAGAAAATTCTTTTACTTTGCTTATCAAAGTTTTTGCTTCAGTGTTTGACAATCCCATTTCTTTTAAAGATTGCTCAATATCTCTTATTGATTCCATTGATTTAAAACCGCTTACCAGTGCTTGTGGATTCATTGCTTTGGTTACTAATGATACTTCGTATAATTCAATTTCTTTAATTAATTTAATTCCTTTTTCCATCTCTGAATCTCTAGTAAAGAAACCAATTGACATTTCACGAATCGAACCAACTTTCATTTGTGGAATAATGCGACCAGAAACAAGTGTATCACTCTTAGGAAGAATTGCTTTAATATATAGCCCTTTTTCATCTTCGTTAAGCTGAATTGATTTACCAACTGGCTCGCTCATTTGATGTTGCCAAAGCACTGGAACAGAAGAGTTTTTAGCAAGTGAAGCCATAAATGCACCTTTCATTATTGCATCATCGCCAAAATCTACATTGCCAAAAGTTGAAGCATAACCATCAAAGGTAAAATATTCTTCATCTTCTTGAACACCCTTTACTTCAAATGGAAGTGATTTAATTTCTTTTTTCATTAAAAAATAATTTGCTTTTAAAAAATGTATTTGTATTTTTATGCTATTTGTAAAGAATCTTCAACGGGAAAAACCATGATTAACGGCGAAAAAATTGATTTAAACATCAAATTTAATGGAGGCTACTATTTGCTTAGGTGGATTTTGAAAAAATATAAAAATGAATTACCTTATAACGGGCAAATAAAACAATTTGCGATACAGAATAATTATAATAATGGAGCTTGTGACCAGTGGAGAGATTACGGGGTTGGTAATCGAGTTTGGAATATATTGCACAAAGATTTAACAATTCTATATTTAACAAATAAAATCGAAGTCGCCAATTTATTTGAGCTTGAGAAAATGCACGAGGCTTGGAAAAAAGACGATACAATTTCAATTAATGATTATAAATAACTATGTTTACTAAAGAAAAATTAATTAAAGAATTTAAAAGCAGAAATATTAATGCTATTTTAATAATCAATAATTTTACCTTAACTTTTTTTGTTGAAAATGAAGAAACTAGAAAATCTGTTAATGATTTAATGTTGGGAAGTTATGCAAATACTTTTTTTCATTATATTGTAATTTCTAATATTTATTGCGAAGGATTGGCAATATTGCCCGTCCATAATTTAACCGCTTCTTCTAGCGATGCCGATGGAGAAGTTAATCAAATTTCATTTAATTTAGCTAAATCTATTAATTAAAACTATGATTACTACTAAAATAGAAAAATTGCAACAAATGGCAAACTTTGAGGGCGATGTTAGAGATGGCAACATTGGAAGTTTCTCGCAATGCTTATGTATCTTGGGGAGCTATGAAGCAAAGATGTTTAAATAAAAATCACAGAAGATATCGTGATTGGGGAGGAAGAGGAATAAAAATTTGCGATAGATGGTTAAATTCTTTTGAAAATTTCTTTAAGGATATGGGCGAAAGACCAAAAGGAATGACTTTAGACAGAATTGATAATAATGGTAATTATGAACCTTCAAATTGCAAATGGGCTACATCAGAACAACAGGCTTCTAATAAACGCTAGTATGTGTAATCAGCGATGCATCTGCAATTACAAGATTCTTCTGGCGGTAAATTTTCTGCTCTTGGATATTTAGCTTTATAACCGCCAATATTAAAGTCATCATTAATGCCAACCTGTTGTCCATCTGCCGTTGCATGAGTGGGGCGGGTTTTCATATCTAAAATTGCAAAAAATGTTTTTCTAACGCTAATTTTTTTGTTATTCATCTCCAATTCCTGTTCATCAATAATTTGAGCCTCTTCTTGTCTTGTCCATGCCTCGGTTAATCCAACTACTTGCGAAGCTATTAACTCGCTTCTTGCTTGCCTTCTATCTAGTAAGTTAATCTTAACATTTCTTGCAATAATTATCCATTCGGGCAAAGCTTTTTGATTGTTAAACTTTAACTCCTCTTGTCTTATTGCTAAATCAATTTCTTTTGCGTTTGTTTCTGCGATATATTTTGCTTGCTCTTCGCTTTGATTCGCAATAAAAAATGTTGATGATTCTTTAAATTGAGTGTTTATTTCTTTTAGTTTGTCTTTAACATTTGGATCAGTGATTTCTTTTATTTCTAAATCTATACCAAAATTTAAACCTTTTCTTTGTAAATCTTCCCGTAAGTCAAAACTAAATTCTCTCACTGTCTTACGCATCATGTCTCTTATTTCTTTTAGAAACTCAGGGTAATAATTATTAGCTAATTCTTTGGCATTTACTGAGCCATTTTTGCGGTAAATACTTTCCGCATCATTTGCCATATTTCTAAAGATAACCCGCAAATCAGGAATTGAATTGGCTTCTAATTTACGCTTTCGGACATCAATTTCCATAAAATTCTTTAGCTTTTAATTCGATATAATCATTAGTGTAAAACTTCCCGCCGTCTTGATGTTGTTGGGCTTTCATTATTTTAATAAACTCACTTTTAGCAACGGGATTATTTCTATTGTCGTCCGTGTAAATATCTCTACCCGACTCAATTAAATTAGCTGGTCGGTAAATAATATCTCCGCCGTCAATTGCTTCAAATCCTGTAATACTTCTAATTTCGTTATCAGTGTATTTGCCAATTTGACTTAGGATTTTAGCATTTTCATATTTTCTAGCTTCCAATGCTTCAATAGCCGATTCATCGAAGTAAAACTCTAAGCCCTGAGCGTTTGGATATCTTGATAATAATTTTACCGATAAAAATTTTAATAATCTTTTTAGGATTGGCAAAACCGCATTATCATAAAACAAATATTTTGAAGCGTCCATGTTAGAAAAAGACATATTGTCGGGGCTAATCATTGGTAAAGGTATTTTAACGGCTGAATAACAAGCTTCCGCACAACCTTTTTTTAATGTTGGAAAGTCCATATCTTTTGTTGACTCTGATAATTGAATCCAATTAAAATCACCACCTAAAAAAGCTGGCTCTCCTGCGTTTTTAGCTCCTGATAATTTGTTTTTAATTGTAGATTTTAAGCCATCAACTTGCTCTTGACTTAAATCATTGTTGCCTTTGTAAGTAATAATTCCGCTTGGTCTTGCTTGGTTTTTAAGCAATGAATAATTATGAACACTTGCTAAAATATATTGTTGAATCTCTAATTGACAACCCGCGTAAGCTGATATTCCAATTAAATTCGATGATGAAAATTTAGGGTTATAACTTCTTAAATGAATTAATTCATTTTTTTGAGAATCAATAAATCTTTTATCAGAATTTCTGACATAAATGCGATTGGCGTTTGTTGAAGTCCAATTATATTCGCCAGCATAACCATCTTTTGTATCTTGCTGAATAATTATGTCTTGCGGGTTAATCGTGTTTAATTCAACTGGTTTTTTTTCGCCAATAATATTAATGTAAGCGTTTCCCGTTAATAAATATGATGATGCTAATTCTTTCATGAATAGCTGACCATCAACAAATGGATTCGGATTTCTTAAAAGCTTTAAAGCTTCGTTATCATAATTAAAATCTGCATTTTTATCTTTTAAAACAATATCAA